CCTTATAATAGACTAGGCGGATCTAGTTTTGTAATGGATGACGGTGACGGTAGTTTATTTCGCAAGAACCCTCCGAGCGGCAGAGATGCTGATAAAATGGAGTATGCAAGTCTTGAAGATGGTGAAACAGACGGAAATAAAAAATACCCTGCCAGTGATTTAGTAAGAATTAGAACTAGGTCAGGACATCAAATTCTAATGCATAACACTGAAGATTTGATTTACATTTCTCACGGTAGCGGCAATAGCTGGATTGAAATGACAGGAAATGGTAAAATTGATGTTTATGCAAAAGACAGTATAAGTTTTAGAACAGAAAACGATATTAATTTTTATGCTGATAGAGATATTAATTTTGAAGCAAAACGTAATATGAACATTACTACTGAAGAAAACTTTTTTGTACATACAATTGGTAACTGGGAAATCAAAGCAGATGCAGACGGTAAATTAAAAGCCGACGGAAACACAAACATATACGCTGGCGGCAATCACAACGAAACAACTGACGGAAAAATTTACATGAACAGTTCGGATAGTCCAGCAGAAGAGGCAGGAGTCGCGAGTGTTCCAGTTCGTGTTCCGCATCACGAACCTTGGCCGGATCACGAACATCTTGATCCTAAGAATTTTGTGCCTGAAGAAACAGAAGCAAAACCGTATGACGATCCAGAAAATGAAGAAGCAAGGCAAGGATTATTACTAAATGGAACTACAGATGAACTGCCCGAACCTCCATTTCCTGAAATACGAGACACGTTCAATAAACCCTAAGGTAAATACGTTATGAGCAGTTTAGAAAAAAAATTATACAAAGAAATAAAAGTAAAATCTAGTACTATTGCAGATAAAATTGCAGATCAAGGCCCTACATACAAGGGTTTTAGTACAGTCAATTCTAACCTAAACTCAAATACTTTATATGATATTGCTCTAATCAAACAAGACATTATAAATCATTTCCATATACGTCAGGGCGAAAAGTTATCAGATCCTGAATTTGGTACAATTATCTGGGACATTCTGTTTGAACCCCTAACTGATGATGTTAAAAATGCAGTTGTACAAAACGTCACTAGAATTGTTAATTATGATCCTAGAGTACAAGTAAATCAAATAACTGTAGATTCTTATGAAAGCGGACTCCTCGTTGAATGCGAGTTAGCATATCTACCATACAGCATTGTTGAAAAACTGCAATTTAAATTCGATGAATCTGCTGGCTTCTTACAGCAATAATTATATACGCACTTTTTAATATCTGCTAAATATTATTGTATAAACAAGGAATAGCGAATGTCCTCTACAGATAGACAAAACAGATTATTACAGACTGAAGATTGGAAGCGTGTATACCAATCCTTCCGTAATGCAGATTTTCAAAGTTATGACTTTGATAATTTACGCAGAACGATGATACAATATCTTCGTCAAAACTATCCAGAAGATTTTAATGATTACGTAGAATCAAGTGAATATTTGGCTCTTATAGATCTTATTGCATTCCTTGGACAAAATATAAGTTTCCGTATTGATCTAAATGCTCGTGAAAACTATTTAGAACTAGCAGAACGTAGAGAAAGTGTACTACGTTTAGCACGTTTGCTATCGTATAATCCTAAGCGTAATCAGTCAGCTAACGGTTTAATAAAAATTGATAGCATAAGAACTTCTGAAGAAATTATTGATAGCAACGGAACTAATCTGCAAAATCAAACTATTGTATGGAATGACCCTTCTAACGTAAACTGGTACGAACAGTTTATTAAAGTAATGAATACAGCATTACCAGTTAACGGTACTTTTGGTCGTCCTAACAAAAAAGAACTGATTTCAGGAATAAGTACAGAGCAGTATAGATTTAATAGTATTAATACTGACGTTCCAGCATACGGATTTAACAAAACACTTGACGGCCGTGCTACTAAGTTTGAAGTAGTTTCAACTGATATTACAGATACAATCTTAGAAGAAGCACCGTTTCCAGGAAACAACTTTGCATTCATTTATAGAGATGACGGTAAAGGACCTTCGAGCAATAATACAGGATTTTTTAGTCATTTCCGTCAAGGCGAATTAGATCAAGGAACTTTTACAGTAACAAATCCTTCATCTAATCAAACAGTTGCTATTGAGACACCAAACATTAATAATACCGACGTTTGGTTATATGAGCTCGATACACTCGGTAATGAAAGAGAATTATGGACTAAAGTTGATGCCTTGGAAGGTAATAATATCATTTATAATTCTGTACAAAAAGATCAAAGAAAAATTTACAGTGCGTTAACAAGGGTCGATGACAGAATTAGTTTAATTTTTAGTGACGGTACATTTGGCGAACTTCCTAAAGGAAATTTCAAAGTATACTTTAGAACAGGGCTAAATCAGCGTGTAACTGTAAGACCTAAAGACTTTAGAAACATCACAGTAAACATTCCGTATCTATCTAAGAAGGGTAGAGAAGAAAAAATTACTATAGTTTATAGTTTAAAATATACAGTTGACAACAGTTCAGTAAGTGAAACTACTGAAAGCATTAAATCAAAAGCACCGTCGACTTATTATACACAGAATAGAATGGTTACCGGAGAAGATTATCAAATCGCTCCGTTAGCAATTAACCAACAAATTGTTAAAACTAAATCAGTAAACAGAACCAGCAGTGGTATTAGTAGATATTTTGATTTAATTGATGCAACTGGAAAATACAGTCAAACAACGCTATATGGCAATGACGGTGTTATCTATAAAGAATACCAAGATAGGATTAGGTCGTTCTCATTTACTACAAGAACAGACGTTGAAGGTGCAGTAGAAAATATTATTATTCCTATATTGCAAGACATCAAAGTAAGAAATTATTACTTTGATAAGTTTCCTAGAATACTTACAAGAGATCTAAACATTCAATGGCAACAAACTACCAAAGATACCGAATTTACAAGCGGATATTTTTCTAACTCAGAAGGTGTTCCGTCTACATTAGGTGCATTTACAAGTTCTATTCTACGACTAGTAAAAGAAGGCACACTAATTAAATTTGTATCGCCAGGATTTGTAGAAAAAGAAAACCCAACAGATTTAGATACAAGTACTAATCATTTTGATAAAAATGGTAACTTAGTTAATGGTCCTACGTCTGTTGTTGGAGATACGTACTATAAATGGGTAAAAGTTATAGGCATTAATGGAACAGGTTTCGAAGAAAGAGAAGATGGTCTAGGAGCAGTACTTGTAAATGAAACAATACCAACTGGAGCAGTACTAGCAGAAGTTAAACCACCATTAGCAAACGATTTAGAATCTGGTGTTAAACAACAGTTGTATGATCAGATTTTTGCTTATAAAGTTTTTGGGTTACGTTTTGATCAAGTTGACTCGCAATGGAAATTGGTCACAGAAAATAACCTAGCAATTGGAGAAGAGTTTTCAACAGGTAAAACTGGAGATACTACGAACCAACAATTAGATGCAAGTTGGCTGTTGTTATTTGAAAATAATGGAGAGTCGTTTTCTGTAACATATAGATCAATGCGCTATGTATACGAAAGCGACAATGAAGTTAGATTTTATTATGATTCAAACGATAAAATCTACGATAACAAAACTGGCAAAATTATTAAAGACACAATTACAGTTTTAAATATTAATCCTAAAGATCCTACTGCAAGCACTATACCATTTACACAAGATTTCAAATGGGAAATTGTTGACGCATATAAAGACGGCGAAGGGTATGTTGATAGTAAAAAACTAGAAGTTAGTTACTACGATGACGACGAAGATGGCATTGTTGATGACGCAGATCTATTTGATGAAATAGTATCTCCAACAGTTAATACTACATCTAAATATATTATCTTTAAAAAATATATTACAGAAGACGGCGTCGAAGATTTTAACTATTTTAATAATCAAAATCAAGATGTAATTGTTTTAAATTCAAAAAGCGAAATTAGACCATTTAGTGAATACGAAAAAGATGGTCAAATTTTTTATTATATCGATGAAGACATATTTGAAGTATTAAACTTAGAAACATTAAAACTAACATTAACTACTGATTACAAAGCTCGCTTAGGTAGAGATAATATTAAATTTAGATACATCCATGCTGCTGGCAATGGATCAAGAATTGATCCAAGTGTAAGCAATATTATTGATATGTATCTGTTAACAAGAAATTATGACAACGAGTTTAGATTGTGGCTCACACAAAGAGCAGGTAATAAACCATTACCCCCGAGTAGTGATCAACTATATATCGAATACGGAAGCGAATTAAACAAAATTAAATCACTTACAGATGAAATTATCTATCATCCGGTTAAGTATAAGATACTGTTTGGCAGCGAGGCGAATGACGATTTGCAAGCAAGGTTTAAAATTGTAAAAAATAAAGATAAAGTAATTAACGACAACGATGTTAAAGCTAGAGTTATAGGTGCAATTAATGAATTCTTTGCATTAGAAAATTGGGACTTTGGCGAAACATTTTACTTTTCAGAATTAGCAAATTATGTTATGACACAGCTTACGCCTGATATATCAGCATTTGTAATTGTGCCAGTACAAGAATCTCAATCATTTGGATCACTATACGAAATTAAATCAGAATCAGATGAAATTTTCATTAGTGGTGCAACAGTTGATGCAATAGACATTATAGATGCATTGACAGCATCGAAATTAAAAGCACAAGGAGAAGTTATCTTGAAATCTACAGTAACTAATGTAGGTGTGCAAAGTACAACAGTTACTAGCAATGCACAGGATATAACAAACGGCATAACTTCTACAGGAAGCACTACAAGCACTACTTCAACTTCTACAGGAAGTACTAGTTCGAATAACGGAGGCTACAGCTACTAATGGCTCAAGATAACGATCAGAATGAATTTCCAGTTCCAACTGGCGGAAATCAAAAAAGAACAAGTTCTTATCATCTTCCAAAATATTTTAGAACTGATAAAAATAAGAAATTTTTACAGTCTACATTAGATCAGTTAATTCAACCAGGTGTAGCAGAAAAGGTTAACGGGTTTGTTGGAAGACGCACAGCTAAAGCATATAATACTAAGGATAGTTACTTAGAAGAAGTTTCGTTAGACAGAGAAAACTATCAATTAGAACCTGTAAGTGTTATTAAAGATTCATTAGGTAATGTAGACTTTTATGCAGACTATCGTGATTACATGAATCAAATTGCTAACTTTAGCGGAAAAAATAATAGTCATAGTCGAAACAATAAGCAAGAGTTTTACACATGGAATCCGCATATTGACTGGGACAAATTTACAAACTTTCGCGAGTATTATTGGTTACCAAATGGGCCACAAACAGTTGTTATTCCTGGCGAAGAAAAAGAAATTACATCAACTTACACAGTAGAACTTCAAGAAGCACTTGGTGATTTTTCCTATTTGTTTACTCCAGATGGATTAACAAATAATCCTAGTCTAAAATTATATAGAGGCGTAAAATATGTTTTTGAAGTTAACACTCCTGGATTACCTCTTACATTTAAAACAGCAAGAACTTTAGACGAAGAATTTTTGATCGTTGACGGTATTAGTGCGCAATCTGTTGAGCAAGGAATTATTGAATTAACATTAGGTCCTGATACTCCTAATGAAATTTTTTATGTTGCAGAAAATGATATTAACGTCGGCGGCGTAATTAAAGTTGGTAATGCTTCAGAAGCAACATTTATTGACGTAGATGCAGAGCTTGTTGGTAAAAAACAATATACTACTAGAAATGGATGGCAGTTATCTAACGGATTAAAAGTAAGATTTGAAGGCGAAGTTCAGCCAGAAAAATATCAAAATTCAGAATGGTATATCGAAGGGGTCGGAGACGAAGATACAATAGATGGTTCCATAAAGATGTAATTGATCTAGCATCGAGTATTACAAAAAGTGAAAGTTTAATAGATCAAGCACAACGTGCAAACAGACCTATTATTGAATTTGAAGCAGGAATAAAACTTTATAACTTTGGTACAAAATCCAAACAAGCAATCGATCTTATAGACGACTATACAACTGATGCTTTTAGTACAATTGAAGGTAGTTTGGGCTACAATGTTGATAGTGTACAATTATCTGAAGGCATGCGTATTATTTTCCTTGCAGACACAGACCCGTTAGTACAAGGAAAAGTATTTGAAGTAAGATTTATACAATTTAAAGGTTCGGGAGTTCAGGGTCAAATTACTTTAGTACCAACAGACGATACTGAATCCGGGCCAAATGAAAACGTTTTAGTTACTAAAGGCGACGATTATGCTGGATCGATATGGTACTATGATGGTAATAATTGGAATAGAGCACAAGAAAAAACCTCAGTAAATCAAGCGCCATTATTTGATTTGTTTGATGTTAGTGGAAACAGTTTTTCAGACGAAGTATATTATCCTGCAAATAACTTTAGGGGTACTAAACTTTTTAGTTATCAACAAGGACAAGGTGAAAATGACCCTGTATTAGGATTTCCACTAGCATACAGAAGTATTGATAATGTTGGCGATATTCTTTTTAACTTTGATTATAACAAAGACCTATATGAATATCAAGTAAATGATATTACATATGAAATTAGTGCTAGACAAGGATATCTAAGAAAATTTAATAACAGAAATCAGTTTAAATCGGCAGGACGTTATGAGAAATCTAACGAGTTTTCTAAGCAAGCAGTTATCTTACGTTATGTAAATGATGGTACAAGAACTAACTATCCGATTAACTGTTATGACAGATCTGCGTTTATTGATGATCTTGAACTAATTATAAAAGTTAATAACAAAACAATGTATGAAGGAAATGATTACGAAATTATTTCAACAGCTGACAAATTTAAAGCAATAAACTTTATAACTGATATTGATGTTGATGCAAATATTATTATTAAAAGTTATACTAGTACACCTAAAAATAATAACGGGCATTACGAAATTGCACATAACCTAGAGCGCAACCCTCTAAATGAAAATATTGAAACATTTACTTTAGGTGAAGTTACAGAGCATGTGTCAACTATCACAGAAAATATTCCAGGTTTTGATGGTATATTTCCAGGGCCGAGCAATCTAAGAGATATTAATAATCAAAGCAAATACGGACGTAAGTTTATCAAGAATAGTTCGCCATTAAACTTATCAATGTTTAGTTTACTAGACAGAGAAAGTAACTTAGTTAATTCTTTACGATTTGCAAGAAAAGAATATAGTAAGTTTAAAAGACTATTTTTAGAAACAGCTGAAACAATAGGCTTTGAAGGTCCAGTTAAACAACATGTTGATGTTATTCTAAATGCAATTAATAAAGATAAAACAAATACAATGCCGTTTTACTTTAGTGATATGATTGCACACGGACCAAGTGTTACTACTAGAATTACTGTAGAAGATGCTCAAGCAGAATTTTTTGCACTCAATAATATTTTTACACTTGACGATATTAGTACTAGAGCAGTAACAGTTTATTTAAATGAAGAACAGCTAGTTCATAAAAAAGATTATACTTTTAATTCGGAAGGTTATCTAAATATCACTGTTGAAAAACAATTCGGTGATGTTATTGAAATCAACGAATACGAAACAACAAACGGATCATACATTCCTGCTACACCAACTAAGTTAGGGTTATATCCTTTATACGAGCCAACTATCTATAACGACGATACATATCCTAATTCACCTTTAATGATACAAGGTCATGATGGGAGCGTAATTAGAGCGTATCAAGATTTTAGAGATAATTTAATTATAGAATTAGAACGTAGAATATTTAATAATATTAAAGTACCGTATGATCCTACATGCCACGATATTAATACATATATTAGCGGAACATTTAGAGATACAGGTTTTAGTAGAGAAGACATTTATTCTCCAATGATTACCGATTTTGTTCAGTGGTTGACTTTAGTCGACGAAGATTATACTGAGCACAAATATTTTAGTAGACTAGATTCATTTAGTTTCAACTATAAAAATATGAAAGGTCCTGACGGAGAATCTTTACCCGGTTGGTGGCGAGGTGCGTATAATAAGATATACGATACAGATCGTCCGCATACACACCCGTGGGAAATGTTAGGGTATACAATAAAACCTACATGGTGGGAAGATCAATACGGGCCTGCACCGTATACTTCTGAAAACAGATTACTTTGGGAAGATATCGAAAAGGGTATTATTAGAGAACCAAATAAGCCATTTATTATTAACAAGAAATATGAACGTCCAGGATTGTCTCAATTCCTTCCGGTAGATGCAGACGGCAAGTTACTAAGTCCGTCAAATGCCAATCTTCCGACAACTTATGATAGTACCGGAATTGATTCGTCGTTCTCTTTTGGCGACAATGGTCCGGTAGAAAGTGCTTGGAGAAGAAGTTCAGAATATCCTTTTGCTATTATTACTAGTTGGGCAATTAATAATATGCCTTCGCTTATGTCAACAGGTTTTGACAGATCAAGACAGGTAAAAAATTTATTAGGACAACTAATATATACCGAAACAGGCGATCATATAACTTTAAAAGATTTAGTTTTTCCAAACACTCACAGCGACAGTAAAGAAGTATTAACTAGTGGTTTAGTAAATTATATTTCTAATTATATGTCAAGTAATATAACATCGTCGTTTAAAGAATATAACACTAGGCTAAAAAGTTTACAAAATGTTCTTGCATTTAGAGTAGGTGGATTTACAGATAAATCAAAGTTTAAATTAATCTTAGATAGTAGAACACCTTTAAACAAGGGTAATGTCTTTATACCAGAAGAAAACTATAATATTATTTTAAACACTAGTTCTGCAATTAAATTAGTTAATTATAGTGGTGTAATTGTACAAAAAGAAACTAGTGGTTTTGTAATTAGAGGTTATAATACAGAAACTCCGGCATTTAAATATCATAGAGCACTTCCGACAGGCTCTGATGTATTTGTAAATGTTGGAGGTGTTAGTGAACCATTTACAGAATGGGAACCTTTACAAACATATATTGAAGGTAAAAATGTACAATATCAAGGAGCATTTTATAAAGTAATTGAAACTCACACATCGGCAGCAAACTTTGATTCTTCAAAGTATACAAAAATTCCTAAACTTCCGACTAGTGGCGGCTCAGATGCTTATTTTAGAAAAACGTTTGATACTAGTAATGTAAAACTTTTACCATACGGAACAGTGCTTACAACTATCCAAGATGTAATAGATTTCCTTCTAGGATATCAAAGTTACTTAGAATCTGAAGGTTTTAGATTTGAATATTTTGATGGCGAAGCACAAGTAATATCTGATTGGAATAATAGTTGTAGAGAATTCTTATTCTGGACTACACAAAACTGGAGTGCCGGAGCACTTATTGCAATGAGCCCAGTTGCTGACGAAATTAACTTTGAAACAGAATATGCTGTTGTAGATAATATACTAGATAATTTTTACGGATATAGTTTATTAAAATCAGACGGTACAAAACTTACAGACGAGTTTACTAGAATTAATAGATCTAATCCTAACAAACTTCAAGTACAACCTAAGAATACGCAAGACGGTGTATATGCTGTTAAACTTCCTGTTGTACAAAAAGAGCACATAGTTTTAATTGACAATTTTAGTGTATTTGGCGATGTAATTTATCAACCGTCAACTGGATATAGACAAGAGCGCATTAAAGTACTAGGATACAGAACAGATAACTGGGACGGCAGTTTAAATATTCCGGGCTTCATATATAACGAAGCTAAAATTACTGAGTGGCAACAGTGGACTGATTATGACACCGGAGCACTTGTAAAAAATAAAGAGTTCTATTATAGTTCTAAAGGTCAGCTCAAAGGTACTGAATTATTTAACGAGGAGGATTGGACTAGATTATCTGAAAAACCAGAGTCTTCTATGACAACTAATTTCGAATATAAGACAAATCAGTTTGCAGATTTTTATAGCCTTGACACAGATAACTTTGACGTTGCACAACAAGAAATTGCGCAACATCTAATCGGCTATCAAAAGCGTCAATACTTAGAAAACATTATTAATGACGAAGTAAGCCAATACAAATTTTATCAAGGCATGATTCAAGATAAAGGAACTAGAAACAGTTTAGACAAATTATTCGATGTTCTAAGTAGTGCTGATAAAGAAAGTTTAGACTTTTATGAAGAATGGGCAATCAAGCAAGGACAGTATGGTGCATCAGAAGGATTTGATCAAGTTGAACTAGTTCTAGACGAGAAAAAATATAGAGCTGAGCCACAGCCTATATTGTTAACAAATCAAGATAGCACAAGTACTGATTTAGTATACAGAATCAAAGACTTTGAATTATATAAAAAGCCTAAAACTTATACTCCAGATAATTTACCAAAAACTGAATTATTACCTGAGTTCACTAAAACGGCAGGGTATGTACATATTGATGATGTTTCTGTAGTACTAGGCGATTATTATGATATTTTAGATCAAAAATTTACCGACATAAAACATAAAGGGTATGTTTGGGTCAGTACACAAAAACAGTCCTGGAATGTATTTCAACATAAGCGCACTAAGTGGTCTGTATTATCAGTTGAAGGTAACGCAACTGCTATTAGTATTGGTGCTGAAGATAAGAATCAGTTTACTATAACTCTAAGTAATGCCCCAGACGATATTAATGTTGGAGATGTTATTGGATTATATGATTTAATCGTAACTGATAGAAGTACACCTGATAGTACATATCCTATTTCAATACAAAGTACAGAACCTGTAGAAGGTTTCTATAAGGTTATTGATGTAAAATTAAACAAAATTATTATTGAAACAACAGAAATTATTGAAGATATCCCTTCATGTGATGGTTCACTAACTAAGTTTATTTCTGTTAGAGTTGGAGATTATAAAAAAGCTAACCAATTAGCACAACAAGGTATTGATAAAAATACTTTAATTTGGGTAGACGAAGATGAAAACGGGTTTTGGAAAGTTTTAAAAAATTCACAGTCTTATGGACTATTACAAAAAATCCCTGCAGAAGAAACTGGCGTAAACAATAACTTTGGGCAAGCACTTGCAATTGATAGTAGAAATGTTACAATGGCATTGTCGTCGCCTACTGCTGACGGTAATGGTAAAGTATTTGTATACACTAGAGGCGGCAATAATCAGAACTTCCAATTTACACAAATCATAGAACCAGAAGATAATATTTCCGACGGTGGAATTTCCTTTGGCGAAGGAATTGCTATAAGTTCAGACGGTAAGTTTATTATTGCAGGTTCACCAGATGCATCTAATGTAAAAACTAAATTTAAAGGCACCTATGACCCTGCTGCTGATTACGAAAATGACGATATTGTAAAGTATAGTGATAGTTTGTGGAAAGCACTAGTTGATATCGAAGGCGCAAGAGACAGTCAACCTTTTGGTAGTTTTGGATCTATTATTGAAGTAGTGCAAAAAAATAATATTACACAAGGCGAAACACAGTTTAATAGTTTATTAGTTGGTAACTATCCGTTTGTAGATCAAGACGACAATACAGATCATATTCTTGTAAGAGCGCCAGCTGATGCATATACTGCAACAGGTCCAGGAGATACTGTATTTTTAGATTGGTATTTAACAACTAGTGCAAACCAAGCAGCACCGACTACACCTAGGCAACCGTTTAACGGAGCATATGACATAATTAACGAAGAATATCTCGAAAGCGGATTAACTATTGTTGACAAAATTGATGTAGTGTTATATGTTAATAGTGTTAGCACAATTCCAGGAGATGACTTACAAGTTGATACTACTGGTGCTAGTGGTTATGTGGCATATACATACACTGACGAAGGCAGAACAACAGTCTATGTTAAAGGGTCTGTTGGTAGATGGCCAGTGTCTGGATCATTATTTTTAGAAACAGGCGAGTTTGTTGGCGAATTCCAAAGAGTTGCTCCTGTAGAAGAAGATGTAGATACGAGTGATGACTTAGGAGGCTACTGGTGGTTTAATACAACAGAAGAATATAGCGTTGGCACTACAATTGAAGACGAAGGTAAAGCATTAGCAGTTTATAATGTTATACCAAGCGGTAAAGCAGATCCGCAAGCAGCGGGCGGTAACGTACTTGATTATAAAAATGATGATATATTCAGTGGAGAAAATAGTCAACACTCTTATATTAGAACATTAACTTATCAAGGTTCGCCGGGTGCTTACGGAGAACTAGATCCTATCTTGAGTGATTTGTTTGTAATGAGAGCACCAAAACGTTTAACTGATAGAATTACAGTAGGAGACACTATTGGTGTAGAAGTTTACAGACTTCCTAGTTTTGTTGACGGATCTTTTGTTGATATTACTCCAACTGGTCTTACACAATTTACAGTAAACAAAAAGCATACTTTAGTTGGTCTATGGGACGGATATATTGACTTTGAGCTAGAGGAAACAGACGACTTTGGTAGACCATATGAACCTAGAGTAGGACAGTTTGTAAGAGACAGAGTAACTGGTGCAACTGCAAAAGTAGAATTCTATCAGCGTAATGGTATTAACGCTACAATTTTTGTTAGCAACAAAGTAGGCGATTGGTCTTTAGGTACTAATTATGGTGCAAGTGCAGATATTGAATTTTTAGGAGATCCTACAGATACTGGTACAATTTATTCTGTAACCAGAACACTAGGAGATATAAAAGCAACTTCTTTAGGTCAAGACGAAATTGGAATCGGTAAACTATGTGTATTCCAATTAGCCGGACCGATCGAAACAGTACCAGCTAATGACACTATTATAGATGCTGAATATGTAATTTATAAAGACTTTGAAATATTAGGTTTGCCAACATCTCCAAATATTCCGGATCAGATTAATTTTGACTGGAGAGAAGTGTTTAACATATCAGCAGACGGCAATGGTATAAGCAACAATCTTTCCGACTATGGATTTTTTACAGTTTATCAAAGAGAAAATATTGCTACATTTACTAGTGTAGGATCATTTATTGTTCCTGATGAAATTAATGGTCTAGGCATTGGTAGTAAAATTAAAATGTCTAAACAAGGAGACTTATATAAAGCATTTATAAGTTGTCGCGGCAATGGTACTACAGACAATCCTGGAAGAATATACTTTGTTAATAACGGTACAGATGAAGAGGGTATAGATTATAATTGGGAACTTGCAAAGGATAAAAGATTTAAAGGCGAGTTTGCTCCTGAGAGAAATTATTATGTAGGAGATATTGTATTCCTAGATGGTGAATTTTATCTTGCAAAAACAAATGTTCAAGGCAATACCGAAGATCCTAATGATCCAACAGCACAATTTAATATTTTAGATTGGGATATTGCAACTAGTGATAGTATTAGATCATACGACTTTCTTGGATATATTCCAAATGATACACAATATGTTGCCGGCGGCGACAGTTCTACTATAGACAGTGAGTTTGGCACATCAATTAGCATTAGCCAAGATGGAAAACTAATTGCTATTGGTGCACCAAACGGAGATACTACTGTTGAAGAGTCTGGAAAGATCTACATTTATAAACAAGTGAATGGACAGTTTGAATTAACACAAACACTAATAAGTGCTACTCCTGTAAGAGGTGAATACTTTGGCGGCGAATTAGACTTTGACGGGGATACATTATTTGCTAGTGCATTTAATGCAAGCAGCGACGATGTTACACGTTTTGACGGATTTAGAGATAGATTATATCCTGGCAGTAACACACCAGGTAAGCAATATATTCTTGATACTGATAGTCAAATTGTTGATAGAACTACATTTGATAATAGCTTTACTACATTTAAAAACGAAATTGCAAATAACGGTGTTGTTTATGTTTATGAAAGAATTGACGAAACACTAGTATTTGGTCAGACATTAGATTTCAATGATAAATCTGCTAAGTTCTTTGGTAGAAACATTACAGCCAAAGGAAATCACATTTACATGTCCTTACCGAGATATGATAATGCAGACGGAAAACAAGGGTTGGTGCTAGACTATAGAAGAGATCAGACAACCCCTATTTGGTCTGCGCATAGACAACCTCAACTACCGGTTGACGTTTCTAAAATTAAACGTGTAATGCTTTATGATAAAGAGAAAAATGTTGTAGTTGAAAATTTAGATTATATTGCAGTTGACCAGGGTAAAATTGCTGGACCAGCAGATGAAGAAATACGTTATAAAACAATGTTTGATCCTGCAATATATAACGTAGGATCTAGTACAACTGCTAGGATTAACGAATTATCTAACTGGGGGCCGTCCCAAGTTGGACAAGTTTGGTGGAATACTAGAAATGCTAAATTTTATGATATTAAACAAGGTAATATTATCTATAAAACTAATAATGTTAATAGACTTGCTCCGGGTGGTAGTATTGATGTTTACGAATGGGTTGAAAGTAAAGTATTGCCTCAGGACTGGGACAGAATAAGTTCACAACCCGAAGGCGAACGCTTAGGAATAACTGGGTCTACATTGTATGGTAACGATGCATACGTAGAAAGAAGAGTGTACGACGAAATTGCACAGCGTTTTGATAAGGTATATTACTTCTGGGTTAAAGATAAAACTAACATTCCGGATGTCGAAAATAGAAATTCGAGTATACAAACTATAAAAAACCTAATTGAAGATCCAAACGGAGCAGGTTATAGATTTGTATCTTTCTATGGTAATGGCGAATTATCGGTGCATAACTGTAAGGAATTAGTCTCTGACTTGGATATTGTTCTAAGTATTCAATATTGGACATACAGCAATCAAGAAAGCAATATTCATAATCAGTATCAAATTTTAACAGAAGGTTTAGGCACAAGTAAACCTTACAAAGAAATTGAAACAAAATGGATTGATAGTTTAGTAGGTTATGATGCACAATCGAGACCTGTTCCTGATACAAATCTTGCTCCTAATGAAAGGTATGGTATTTTAAATAAGCCGAGACAAGGATGGTTTATTAACAGAACAGAAGCATTAAAACAAATTATTGAAAGAGTAAACACTGTTTTAATAGACAACTTAGTTGAAGAAGAAAAAAATCTTACTAAACTACAGGACACAGATCCTGCACCAAGTCAAACTACAAGATTGTACGATGTTGTTGTAGATACAGATATTGATTTAGACTTTATCGGTACAGCAAAAGCTACTACAGCAACAATAACACCGATCATAGAAAACGGTAAGATTATACGACTTACTATTAATGACAAAGGTCGCGGATATAGAGTTCCGCCTTCGTACACTATTGAAGGTACAGGATATGGTGCAGAAATTGAATTTACTATAGATAGTCAAGGACGATTAGATACTGCTGAAATTATTGAAAGTGGTAATAACTATAGTGAAAATACTTCTATAATAATTCGACCATTTGCTGCACTAGTTACAGCGGACAGTCAAATTAGAGGTAAGTGGGCTCTATATAATAGAAATCCAGTAACTGGCGATTGGCTAAGAATTAATAGCCAAGCATATGATGTTACAAAATATTGGAATTATGTAGATTGGTATGCAGATGGGTATAATTCTTTCACAGAAATTGATCATGTAATACCGCAAAGTTATGAACTACAAACAATCGACGATCAATTTGGTGACATTGTTAAAATTTTAAATGTAGGTGGCGAAGGTTGGCTATTGCTTGAGAAGATTGATGATCAGGATACTACTGATTATACAGTTAACTATAAAACTATAGGCAGACAAAACGGTACAATTCAATTTACAGAAAATTTGTTTAATGTACAAAATAGCAGAGTTGGATTTGATACACAAACATTTGATACACAGTTCTTTGATAGTCAGCCGATTGAAGAAATTAGAATTATTATGCAAGCATTAAAAGAAGATATTCTTGTTAATGACTTAGCAGACGAATACAACAAACTATTCTTTGCAAGTTTGCGTTACGTATTTGCAGAACAAGGTTATGTAGACTGGGCATTTAAAACAAGTTTTGTAAAAGCACAGCATAATGTTGGTGCATTAGAACAAAAAGTTACATTTAAAAATGACAGTCTTGAAAGTTATGAAGATTATATACAAGAAGTTAAACCCTACAAGTCGTCAATTAGACAATATACTTCTACATATGATAACTTAGAAAATAGTTCTAGCGTAGTTACAGACTTTGATACACCACCGGCATATGACAGAGTAACACAGACTATTGAAACTAATAATATTAGACTTATTAATGGTGTGTTAACTGGGCAAGGTGGGGATAGATTTTCTACATATCCAGAAAGATTCTGGTTAGAGAATTCATCTTATAAAGTTACTGAAATAGAAATTTCAGATCCGGGAGAAGGATATACTTTTGCGCCGGTAATAACTATTGAAGGTAACGCAACAGCAAAAGCAAGTTTAGGACCAGGCGGAAAAATATCTAGTGTTGTTGTAGAAGATCAGGGTAGTGGGTACTATATTACTCCTGAAATTACTATTAATGGTACAATAGCAGAAGGCGGACGTGAGGCAAAACTTACAGCAGTCCTTGGAGAAAGTAAAGTAAGAAATATGCATACCACTATCAAGTTTGATAGAGTAACTGGTAATTTCTTTATTACTCAACTGAATGAGCAAGAAACATTTACTGCAAACGGATCACAAACTGAGTACCAATTAAAATGGCCAATGGACATGCGTACTAATACTATTGAAGTGTTAGTAAACGGTGAGCTAGTTCTAAATAGTCAATATGACTATGAAAACATTTATAATTCAGAATCTCAGCTATATTATGGAAAAATTAATTTTGTTGATCCACCTGCTAATAATTTAGAAATACAAGTTAATTATAAAAAATCTGTTAACTTACTTCAGGCACAAGATAGAATTAATTTATTCTATAATCCAGCAGACGGTCAAATAGGTAAAGATGTAAGTCAGTTAATGGACGGTGTTGATTACGGCGGCGTAGAAGTTAAAAGTTTCGAGTTTGGGTCACCACCGGGATGGGATACTGGTAACTGGTATGACGGACAATGGGACGTTTACGATGACACGTTTGAAGAAGAAATTTTTGAAACAGACGGATCGACACTAGTATTCAACTTATCCAAGCCTTTAGAAAAGGGTGTAAAATATAATGTTTATATTAATGATATACGTGTTGACGACGAAGAATGGGACGGCACTTCAAGTGTAGACAACACTAATGCATTTATGGAAACACTTATTGGTGACGGTATTATAGACACACTTACTATTGATAACGAAAATGGTTATAGAACATTTTTAGAAAACAATACTAATGGCCCTGATAATCCACCGTCACAAATTATTAAAATTATTAAATCTACTTCAGACGGATCAAGACTAATTGATTCAGAAAGTTATGATACAGATATCTCCGGCGGTGATTTAGCTTATACAACAGCTAAAGGTATTAATTCAGATGAAATTAATATTGACGGTGACGGATTTGTTACAGAAACAACTGGTAAAGGTCCCGAAGAAGTAATTCCTGGACAGTTACTAGATACATTAGATATTACAGTTTATGAAAGACCTGTTGGCGGAAGTAGTTTAATTCAGACTACACAGTTTACTGGTAACGGACAGACACGTACATTTAATATTAGACAACGTCCGTATAGTTTTGAAAGTGTTATTGTAAAAATTAATGGTTCAATAGCTGATGCTAATCTTTATAAGATTGATTATAAAACAAGTGATCTTACTTTTTATAATGCACCAGATAACAATGATTCGATTGTAGTAATTAGTATGGGCGTTAGCGGTAATAATATTTTAGATTACGACGAATTTACCACAGACGGAAGTACACAAGAATATCTAACCAATGTAACATATACAGAAACAGTACATGCGTATGTAACAGTTAACGGCGAAGAAATACCATTTGAGCTACTAGAATCAGATGAATCCTATGCAATTCCAGGAAGATGTGTTATTAGATTTGTTACATCTCCTATTGCAGATAAATTAATTCAATTTGCAATATTTGATAACGAAGTAGACTCGTTTAGTAAGGTATCTGTTGAAGAAATTATAGCAGATGGTAGTTCAACTGCTTACACTTTAAATAAGGTTCCGTTGCAGCAAGATCCTGTTGCATATCATACTATTGTAATGCTCGATGACAAGGTCCTAAATGCCGGATATAGCGAAGTGTTTACAGTTGAAGAAAATCAGACACAGTTTAGATTAAAAGTATGGCAAGTTCCAGTAGGAACCGTAGAAGGTAGAGAAATAGAAGTATTTCTAAATGGAAGAAAGCTAGAGTTTTTACAAGAATGGACATACGAAGGTGCAGGTTCGTTTAATCCTGCTATAAGCCCAGATGCACAACCTGGTAGTACAGTAATTCTAAACAGAGGTGTTGCAGTCGAAGGTGACGAATTAAAAGTACACATTATCACAACAGGTGAATACAGATTTGGATACTACGATGATAGTAATGAATGGGTTGACACTGCTGGCGGAGATAGTACACCTGCAATAGTACATTTTGACGAAGCACCTGCTGCTGATACTACAATTAGGGTATATCAGTTTACTAATCATGACAGTCAGGGAATTGATAGAGAGAACTACGATGTTATTGAGCGTACAGAAATGACAGTAGGATCAGACGGTTACACTGATTATAGATTACTAACCAACGGATTGCTTACTATAAGATCTGAAGCATTGAGCGTAGATTATGTTTGGGTTAGCCTAAACGGAAGATGGCTTACACCTACAGCTGATTATATCTTATTAGAAAATAAGAAAACTATTAAATTTACTGCACCACTTTATGAAAACGATGTAATTGATGTTATGCATTTCTCAAATCCACCAGTAAGTATTAAATTTGGTTGGAGACAATTTAAAGATATTTTAAATAGAAATATATACAAACGTCTTGATAGAGATGGATACTATGAATTAGAACAACCTCTAAACTGGTACGATAGAACTATTACATTAGCAGAAAAAGAAAACGGAAATTTACCTGAACCTTCGAGTGATCGTCCAGGAATTGTGTTTATGAATAAAGAACGTATTGAGTATTTGCGTAAAGAAGGCAATGTACTAAAACAACTGCGTAGAGGAACAGGCGGTACAAGTATTCCTGAAGTACACGAAGCAGGGTCAATACTAGTAAATCAAAGTATCGAAACAACACTACCGTATAAAGACATTGAAGAAAACGTTGTTGTATTTTCTGGAAACTATGTTGACTTACGTTCAAAGTACGACTCGAATCCATTAACAGAAGTATATGATCCTGATCCGTCTATAACGTTTGACGGTATTGCTTATAATTTTAACAATAATACAGTATTTCCTTTAGGTGGACAAGTTGCTACAGTTAACGGTAGCGGCTTTAGACCAACAGTTAAAGCATTAATGCAAAACGAAAACGGAGATATACAAGAGTTATCTACAACATATGTAAATGAAAATCAATTTACATTTATAACAGCAGCAATGCCAGTTGGTGCTTACGATCTTGTAATTTATAATGATACTGAAACTGTACCGATTCTAAGACCAGCAACAAGTCTTGTTATATCGAAAGCATTAGAATATGTACAGGTATTATTACCGTTTGCACCTCAACCTAACCCAATTAGTGCAAACATCTGGAATCCAGATACCGAAACTGGATGGTATAAAGCACCTTATGAAGAAGGCGGTATACCAGAAGAATATTGGGAAGCACAAGATATTGAAATTTTTGCAAACGGTAAGCGACTAAGAAAAAATCCTTTAAATACATATGATGTAACTAAAGGACAATTTAGTCCAGCAGGCGACATTTGGCTAGAAGCAGAATATGCTGTTAATAAAAACGTAGGAGCATATGTGCGTCTAACTACACCACCTGAACCAAATACAAAACTAACTATAGTAAGAAAGCGTGGAGAAATTTGGAACGAAATAGTAGATCCGTCTACAGGAGAGGCAAAACCGCTAGGAATATCTGGTACAGAAGTAGCAACTTTCTTGCGTGGAAAGAGTATTGATCTACCGCGATAAATACATTGACAGGAAATAAAAATGGCTGATACATTTAACGATAAACAAGGAATATTACTAGAAGGTCACATAAAGATTCATGACCCAGAATCTGGCGAAGTTCTAATTAACAAACGAAATGCTATTCATTATGAAAACATGAGTATAGCACTTGCTGAAAGTTTGAGTAATGCAGGACAAGGTTGGATTCATGAAATGAACTTTGGTAACGGTGGTACTTCGGTAGATCCAACAGGTATTATTACATATCTAACACCAAACAGCACAGGAACAAATGCTAGTTTATATAACCAAACATTTACAAAAGTTGTAGATGATAGAAGTGTTAACAATATTGATCCGGCAAGGAACAAGATTGAAACAAGACACATAAGCGGTACAAACTATACTGATATTTTAGTTACTTGTTTATTAGATTACGGTGAACCAAACGGGCAAGAAGCATTTGATACATCAACCGGAACTGACGGCCTTTATGTTTTTGACGAGTTAGGACTTAGAGCTTATAGCCCAGACGGTACAGGACGTTTGTTAACTCATGTAGTTTTCCATCCAATTCAAAAGTCATTAAACAGATTAATTCAAATTGATTATACCGTAAGGGTACAAAGTTTAACAGGGTTCAACGAGGGGTAATAAATGTCATATACAATCAGCTTTACAGACTCGGCAAACAAAGGAACTATTACAGTTGAAGACGGAACTATTAATAGTCAAACGTCTTTAGGACTTCCAGGACGTAATACTACAGCATATGGAGCAACTATTGCTGAAAACTTTTTACATCTGTTAGAAAACTTTGCATCTACGGTACAACCGAGTAATCCTGTAGAAGGTCAGCTATGGTATGACAGTACGTTAGGGTCAGAAAATTTAAAAGTTTATAACGGAACCAACTGGGTTCCGGCAAGCGGTATTACAAAATCTATTAGTACTCCTGCACTAGCACAGACGGGCGACTTATGGGTAGATACAGATAACCAGCAGTTGTACCTATTTACAGGTGGTGGTTGGATCCTAGTAGGTCCTAGCTTTTCAGAAGGCCTATCAACAGGAGCAAGAGCAGACCAAATTGTTGGCCAGGATAATGAACTTTATACAATTTTACGTATTGAAGTTGCTGGTCAAACTGTTGCTATTATTAACGGCTCGGACAACATTTTTATTCCAAAAACTACTATTGCTGGATTTTCACAGATACAACCAGGTATTAATCTTATTAACAGAGATACTGATTCCGACGGACTTAGTAATTTTAAATTCTTCGGTACTGCTGAAAAAGCAGAAAGTATGATCGTTAATAATCAAGTTATTGCAGCCGGAGATTTTCTCAGAGGCGACACTACTTCCACTACATTGTTTCCTATAAATGTTCAAAACAACCAAGGTATTAACTATGGTATTAACGGAGAACTTACAGTAGGGGTTGAAGGTCAAGCAGGTATTATTCAGCACAACGTCGGCGGATCAAACATTGACTTGCGTGTGCGTAATGAAAATATTACAAGAACGGTTATTAGAGTCGATTCAAATTTACGTGTAGGCATTAATACAGAAGCACCAGATGAAGCACTAGACGTTGTAGGTAATATCCGTTCTAGTGGCAGTGTTATTATCAATGATACAACAGATAGTGCAACAATTAATAACGGCTCATTGCAAGTTAGAGGCGGAGCCGGTATTCGACAAAAGTTAAACGTTGGCGGCGAAACTAAACTATTAGACTTGTTAACGGCTACAAACATTGTGGCTGACGACAATAACATTAGAGATATAGGATCGCCCACAGTAAAATTTAGAAATATGTATGCAACAACGTTCACAGGAAACTTAGTTGGTAACGTTAGTGGTACAATTACTGGTCGTTCAACAGAATCAGATAAACTTACATCGCGTACTACATTTATTATGGAAGGTGATGTAACTACGATTGTTCCTGTAGAATTTGATGGACAGTTTCAAGATCCTAACTTTAATAACGGCGTTGACGGTAATGGAGATCCATTACCAACAGGAGAACAACCGCTACAGAAAAAATTCCGTACAGAAATTTCAAACCAGTTTGTTGCACAGAAACCTGAAATTACAGAAGTTTTAAATAGCGATGAATTGCTAGTTAATCAAATATCCGGTAATGCTCCGGGTATCAAAAAAGTAACTAAAGAAAATTTATTAAAGACTATACCAACAAATCCACCAGGTGTAATGATGCCATATGGCGGAGATGAAGCACCTTCGGGTTGGTTATTATGTAACGGACAAGAAGTAAGTCGCGAAGACTTCCAAGAACTGTTCTCAGCAATTAGATTTAAATTCGGTCCAGAATCGCAAGTTACACCAGGATTTTTTAAAGTTCCAGACATGAGAGGACGTTTGCCTCTTGGTGCAGATAATATTGGCGGCACAAGTGCTAATGTTGTTACTGCTGGATCGGCAGATGTTATAGGTGCATTAGACGGTAGCGAAGATAAAATTATTGATGTTACTAATTTACCAGAACACCAGCACAGTTTAAAAGATGAAAACAATAACCAGTTTTATGCAGTACAGGATAGAATTGACCCTACTGACGACGATGCAGTAAGTTTAGTTGATGCACCAACTGCAACAGAGCAAGGGCAAAAATTACCGAACAGCGGTAACATTATTAGCAGTAATGATGTAGGACAGCCATTAAATATTATGCCTCCTACAGTTACAGTTAATTACATTATCTATACCGGAAGAGAATAAGAATGAGCTATAAACTAAACAAAACAAACGGCGAATTATTAGTAGATCTAGTAGACGGTCAAATAGATAATACCTCTACAGATATTACACTTGTTGGCAGAAACTATAAAGGATTTGGTGAATTTTTAAACGAAAATTTTATCAAGATAATGGAAAACTTTGCAAAAACAAGTGCTCCAGGGTCACCGTTAGTTGGTCAGCTTTGGTATGATACTGCTGAAGAAAGATTAAAAATTTATACAGGTGAAACATTCCGTGCAGCATCAGGTGCAGTTATCGGCGCCGACAGACCAAATCTAGTTACAGGCGATTTGTGGATTGATAGTTTAAACAATAAGTTATATTTCTTTGACGGCGAAGATGTTGTACTAGTAGGACCACAATATTCAGCAGCGCAAGGTAAAACAGGGTTTGAAGCATTTACGCTAATTGACGAAAATGGTCAAGACCAAACAGTTTTATATATGTATGTCAACGGTACGCTAACTGGTATTATTTCAAGAACACAGTTTAGACCTAGAGAAAACATTACAGGATTTCCGGTAGATCCGAACGACAATAGAAATCCAAGACGACAGCTTATAAAAATAGGTTTAAATCCTGTAAGTACTGATTTTAGATTTAGGGGCACGGCTGAAAGTACAAGCTCACTAATTGACAATAATACATTAGAGGAGTTTACAACAGATAACTTTATGAAAACTGACCGAGATACACAGACTAGCGGTAGTTTAAAAGTTAAAAATGCATCAGGACTTTCGGTAGGTGTTTCGGATACAGAATATGTAGTATTAAAGGTTACACAAGGCTTAGTAACAGTTTTAGAAACACAACGTTCGGACCGAGATTTTGCAATTAGGTCACGTAGAGGTAACTCTTTTGATAATGCACTTTATGTAGATGCATCTGAAAAGCGTGTTGGTATTTTTACTGATGCACCTTCTGTAGACTTTGATGTCGAAGGTGATGCTAGAGTTACTGGTAATTTTGAAGTAGAAGGTAATTTACAAGTAAACGGTGACACTACTTATTTGAATGTTTCAAGTTTGCGTGTTGAAGATAAAAACATCGAACTTGGTTTATTAGACGACAGCACACAAGGCACAGACGCACAAGTTGACGGTGCTGGTATTATTGTTAGATCTAGTGACGGTAGTAAAGACTTTACATGGGAATACGAAACAGGTAACTGGACATCTAATCAAAGTTTTGATTTAACTGACAATAGTGTTTATAAGATTGGAAATGTAACTAAACTAAGTTCTAATAGACTACATGATACTGTTATATATGCAGAAGGTCTTGTTAGGGTAGGTACGTTACAAACACTAACTGTTGACAATATTACAATTAATGACAGCACTATAACATCAAGTGCTCCGTTAAACATCGGAAGTACAGGCGACATTACAATTAATAATCAAAGAATTGTAGGTGTTACATCACCGATTTCATCTTCGACAGATGATACAGTTGCAACTAAAGGTTATGTTGATACAGAAATTAGTTCAACAGCAGTATCAACGTATTTAGACTGTACTGGATTTTCAAATCCATCTGCAAACTTTAATGTTGACGGCGGACCATACAACGATGTTATCGGTGTACTAAACTTTATGTTTCCTGCATCGGAAAAACAAGACGGATCTGTTGCCAGAGTGTATGCTACATCATATTCGGGTACAACAGTTACAGGTATTGACGTAGACACTAGCATTTCAAAGTCATATGTGTCTGTTTATGTAGATCCAGAGGATAGTACAACACCACAACTTGAATCTGTACTTCAAGATGTGAACTTTGCACCTATTACAGGTGATGCAAACTTAGTGCCTAGTAGGGCAACTATGGAATTTGAAGTAAATGGAAATGCATGGCAATGGGTACGTACGACACCAATTACATAAAAGCAGATAAATACTAATGTCGTAACAGGGGTTTATAAATGGCATATACAATTGATACATATAGCAATAGCAGATCTTGGAAAATTGAAGACGGTACTATTGACCAAACCACCGATCTAAAGCTAGTTGGTAAAAACTATGCAGGATACGGTGAGATACAAAACGAAAACTTTGTTTTTCTACTAGAGAATTTTGCTGGACAGGCAGAGCCGCCACGTAAGATTGCAGGTCAAATTTGGTTTGATACCGGAAACAGTAAACTAAAATTCTATGATGGATTAAAATGGCGCACAACAGGCGGAGCAGAAGTTAGCTCAAGTGTTCCTACAGGTCTAAAAGAAGGTGATTTTTGGTGGGATCAAGACAACGAACAACTTTACACATACAATGGCGGAGACTTTGTACTTATCGGACCCCAAAGTGCAGGCTCAGGACAAACACAAATTGTAAGCCGTTCAGTTCGCGACATTAATGGTACTACTAGAGGAATTATTACAGCAGTTGTAAATGATGAAACAGTATTTGCAGTTAGTTCGCAAGATTTTACAATTGATACAGGTGATGTTGATAGTAACATTCCGGGCTTTGACAGAATACGTCAAGGTATTACATTAAAGAATACATTAAACAGTTCAGGTGGTGTTTCGTCGGGCGATTGGAGAATCACAGGTACTGCCACTAACGCAGAAAAATTAGGCGGCGAGCCTGCAACTGCGTATGTTAGAAACCAGAGTGCAACGTTTGCAGGACTTGCAAGATTTAGTGATACAGGTCTACAAGTTGGTGACGACGGTGACTTGAAACTAAAAGTAGAGCTAGATAATAAAGCAGTAATTGCAAACGAAAACGGAACACAAATTGAATTCCGTGCTAAAAATAACTTAGGTACAATCCTAAATCCGTTACGTATTTTTGCTGATGCAGTAGTTCCGGGTTTTGTAGTAGGTACAGAAACACAACCAAGCGGACCACAAGTTGGTACATCTACACTAGGATCAGTAGACTATCCGTGGCCGAACATTTATGCAGATAACATTACTGGCCTAGCAAGTATTGCATCGTCATTAAATGTAGGAGCGTATGATGCTGCTAATCCTTTAGCAAATGCAAGATATCCGTCAACAGCAGATAGTGCAAATACTGTTGCAGTACGTGATGCAGCAGGTGACTTATATGCAAACAAATTCCAAGGTGTGGCAACAGAAGCGCAATATGCTGACTTAGCAGAAAAGTATACAACTGATCAAGAATATCCAGTAGGTACTGCTATGGCAATATCTTTTGATGAAGATGCAGAAGCGTGTGCTGCTAAAGCAGAAAGCATTGCAATTGGTGTTATTTCAGATGCGCCTGCTTATTTGATGAATAAAGATATTGATGGTCAAGCAATTGGTCTAAAAGGACGAGTTCCTGTACGTGTTAGCGGATCTGTTAGAAAAGGACAGGGAGTATTTGCTTGGGAAGACGGAGTGTGTACTACAACACCTACAAAAGCATTTATTGGTATAGCACTTGAAACTAACGAAGCCGAAGAAGAAAAATTAGTTGAGTGCGTATTAAAGGTATAAATAATACTAGCACTTTATAGGAAGTAGAATATATGTCTGTAAACCCAGGAAGCCTAATAACCGCAGCGAATTATAATTCGTTACAAGCTAGAGTAGCAAACTTACTTGGAGCCGGTTTCGGTGGTAACGGGTATGGACAAGATCTTGTAAGTGCTCCTGTTGCAGTAGGCGAATCAGTTACGGCAGAACATATGAATCTGCTAAGAACAGATATCAATAGAGCACATGTACATCAAACAGGAAGTCTTAGTTCACTAACAGAAATTAGTGTTGAACAAACTATTGGCGCCAATGATATTGACGGCGACACTGAAAAGGGCTTTAATGCTTATATTGCAGTAGTAACTATTCTCGAAGGTAATGCTGGCGAAGTTGACGGAACACAAGTTACACTTGAAACAGCAACAACCAGCACACGTTTTGCAGGATGGGCAGGTGAGCTTGTTCACATGTTTACTGTAAACTTTGATGATGCAAATCACAGACGTGCATTTTTTAATGCTGGCGGAGAAATCCAAATGTCGGCAGAAATTGTAGGTGACAATAGTCCTAAAGGACAAGATTGGAATAGTATTTTAACAAACATGGGTACTATTAGATTTGGAAAAGATACTACTACTAAAACAGGAGCAGCTGGTATTGTACAACCAGTGGGCAACTTTGATTTAACAGCAAGTTTCCAGGAAATTTTCCAAAGACGTGGTCAAGCAGATTATTATGCAGAAAATAGATATTTTATCTATGCTAAAGAAACTGCTAATAATGCAATTCAATTTAGAATTGAATTTTTAGATAATGACCAGGGCGATCCTAACGATGACGAAATTGTTAGAGGAACACTTACAAGTATTGTAAAACAACTCAGACCAACAGGAAGTTATGTATCTGTAGATTCTCCTAGTTATTCTACTCAATCAAGTCTTGACGAAGGAGATTAAAATATGGCATCAGTTGGCGCACTGGTTAGTGGCTCAGACTACAATGACGTAGTTGATGGTGTCACTACTATTCTCGGTTTAGGTTCTGGAGCAGATGGCTACGGACAAATTGTTCTTAGCAAAGAAAATGCTTCATCAAGAGGAACTAACGACTTAGTTAACAATAATGAATGGAATACGGTAAGAACAGATATTAATAAATGTTCAAGACACCAATCTAATTCAGATGTAATTGCAAACGAAATACCAGATGACTATATTATCGGAGCAGATGTAAGTGGTCCTAGTGTTACTAGAATTTCGGGCGACAACTTTACTATTGACAGTCCGGAAACAGACAAAGGAGTTAACGACTGGGTTAACGCTATCACACAAATACAATCTCAAAAAAATGCAATTGATTCTACACAAAGAACAGTAACAACAACTAGAGCATTTGCAAACACTGTTAGAACTACAACATGGGGCGGCGCAGGACAAGGACAAGTTGTATATTGCGAAATTCGTGTTATTTTTGAAGGTGGATACGAATGTACTGATAGTAGTGGTACTAGAGTTACTGCAAGTGGAGCAGATCATGCTAGACACTTTTTTAATGCTGGCGGTAATATTAGATTATCTCAATACTTGTCAGGAGGTACTGCAAAAGATACCGACTGGGGAACTTTATTAGGAAATGCCGGAAATGCAATTTTTGAAGCAAATCGCACTACCGGTGATGGCTCAGCAAATTATCGAGACGGTAATACTAACGTAGATGGCGATATCGGCGGCTCAATTGAAAGTGCATTCGGCTTTTATCAGCTTACTACAGGTTATCAGCTAATTGCTAAGAAAAACGGAAGTCAGGCAGAGTATGCTGAAAACTTTTATACACTATATGTAAAGCGTAACAGCAGTTATGACGAAATAACTTTTAAATGGGAATTTCATGACGTTGATACAGGCGACCAAACTGGTATCGGACCTCAAGTTGACGAATCTGTTCTATCGTCAGGTGGCGAAATGGGTGCAGGTATCGACTTATCCCGACCAACAGGATCGTATGTAAGTGTTCCGGAGCCTAGTCCGGACATTGTCACAGAACTTCGACTCACATAATACTTGACAAACAAACAATCTGAGTATATACTACTAGTATTATACTTGGAGAATCTTATGGATGAAAGACTAGAAAAAGCACTTGAGTTTTCAAATTATATGGTAACTCTCAACAATCAGCGCAGGATTGTTAGAGAGCAATTTTTAGAAAATTGTGTACATTATTTAAACGGCGGCAAGTTTTCTGTAAATAGAGACTTGATTACATTTTGTCAAACTCTTGTAACAAGAGAGCAAACAAGTGCAGTATTAATTGACGATAACGATACTCCTATTGAAGTTACTGACTTAGAACAGTTTTTAGATGATATTCTTGATATTTACTTTACTACAACATATGAATACTACGACAAGTATAACGAAATTAAAAAGAATAGAACAGTCGAAGGTCTAGTCGATCTATGAGCAAAGGCGTACTGCTTTTTGCACAAAATAATCATACAGTTGATTATGTTAAACAAGCAATGTTTTGTGCAAAAAAAATTAAAAAGCATTTAGGACTTGATGTAGCTATTGCTACAGACAATGCTGACTATTTAAAAAGTCAATATCCTTATTATGAAAAATATATAGAGCATATTATTACACTTGATTGGTATGAATGTAAACAAAAGAGAACATACCGAGACGGTACAATGAGTAAACGTGATCTCGAATGGCGTAACTTTGATAGAGGTTCTGCATACGAAATTTCACCTTTTGACGAAACTATTGTAATGGATACTGATTTTATCATCGGTAACGATTTACTTTTAAATGCATTCGATACAGACCAAGATTTTTTAATATGGCGTTATATTACAGATGTTAATATGGACAGACCAGACGAACATCGATTTAATAAAATTAGTGATAGAAGTGTTGATATGTATTGGGCTACAGTCTTTTATTTTAAAAAAAGTCAATTTATGGAACAGTTCTTTGAACTTATTAGACATATAAAAGACAACTGGCATTTTTACAGATTAATTTATCAAATTCCTAATAAAATTTTTAGAAATGATTTTGCATTTAGTATTGCAATACATATCTATAACGGACATCAAAGAACAGTTTGGCCTAAGCCGCTTCCGGGAAGATTATGGTTTACAAGTGATTCCGATATCTTAGTTAAAATGGATGACGAGCAATACACATTTTTGCTTGATAAGAAACATTGGAAGGGGCATTATCATGTAGGTTCTATTAAAAACTGTAACATTCATATTATGAATAAGTTTAGTCTAGATAGAGCAATTAGCGAGGCACTACAAAATGAATAGAGGTTTCTGTTTATTAGCACAAAATAATAGCAAGACTGACTATATTAGACAAGCATATGCTCTTGCTAAAAGTTTGCATAGGTATAATAAAGATCAAAAAATTAGTTTAATTACTAATGACAATGTCCCTCAAGAATGGCAAGAAGTTTTTGATCAGATTATTCCTATACCTTGGACAGATAGTGCAGACACATCAGAATGGAAGATTGAAAATCGGTGGAAAGTTTATCATGCCAGTCCATATGATGAAACTATCGTACTAGAAGCAGATATGCTTATTCTTACAGACATTACACACTGGTGGGATGAACTTGCTAAACGAGATTTATTCTTTGTAAGTAATGTTAGAACTTATAGAGATGAGTTAGTTACTAGTAGAGCATATAGAAAAACTTTTGATGCAAATGAATTACCTAACTTATATAGTGCATTGCATTATTTTAAAAAAGGAAACACTGCAAAAGAATTTTATAATTTATTAGAAGTTATAGTTAACAACTGGGAATTATTTTATTCAAAGTATGCTAAAGAAGAATATCAGAAATGGTGTAGTATTGATTTATGTGCTGCCATTGCCAGTAAAATTTTAGATAATGAAAAAGACATTACACAATCTGATAGTTATATCACTTTCACACATATGAAGCCAAGGGCTCAAGGATGGTATAATATTCCAGAAAAGTGGACAAGAGTTATAGGAAAATATTACAGAGATGACGGTTCTTTACTGTTAGGCAATTTTTTACAAACTAGAGTATTACACTATGTTGAAGATGAATTTTTGACAGACGAATTATTAGAGAGCTTATAATATGGATATGAATTTTTTTGTAAATTTTAAAGAAGATACTGGCGAGATTTGGAAAGCAACAAACGAACTTGACAATTCGTCACCTTACATTGAAATTGATGCAGACACATATTCGGAGTTTACAACAGGTGCAAAGAATATGCAAGACTATATTGTTGTACCAGCAGTTTCAGAAAAGAAGTTTGAAATAAAATTTAAACATAGAGATTTAAATCATTTTGATGTAGACAAAAGTATACATCGTATTCCGGTTTCGAACACTGATAACCATGATAACACATTTATGATAATACAAAAAGATAGTAAATGGTTTGTTAAATTATCGGACGATATGAAAGAAACACTCACTTCAACTGCATATTATAAAGACAAGTCCCAATTTATATACATAACAAAAAAGAATGATCCTAATATTTTACTAGACACTTTAGAAATTAGAATGTATAATGTTTTGTATAGTGATGATTATGAAATTGAAAATATTAAAAAATCTGTTGCTGAAAGAAACGATGTAAGTTTGTTTTGTGGCAAAGTATTTGAAAATTATTTACACGTGGTAAAAGATGAAAATTAAAGTAGTAGATCAGGATATTATCTTTTTATCCTACGACGAACCAAATGCAGAAAAAAACTATGCCGACTTGTGTCAAAAAGTGCCGTGGGCTAAACGTGTACACGGAGTAGAAGGTTCGGATGCTGCACACAAAGCCTGTGCTGATTTATCGGAAACAGAATACTTTGTTACTGTAGATGCTGACAATATTATTGATCCAGAATTTTTAAATCAAGTAGTTGATATTGAAGAACTAGGAGTTACTCCAGAACACGTTTTTAGTTGGTGCGGCAAAGTACACGTTAATGGACTAATGTACGGTAACGGCGGACTAAAAATGTGGACACGAAAATTTGTTCACAATATGAAAACACATGAAAACAGCGAGGACGGCGATGAAAGAGGAAAAGTTGAATTCTGCTTCGACGACAAGTATTATCAGTTTAACGAGAATTATAGCGTTTCATATAC